TCATAAGCAGAAGCACCACCTGAAAGGGGATATTCCACGGAAGGCGGTGAAAAGTTTGCGGTCCATCGAGCGATTCCTTTTGATATTCTGATTTCATCCATGCGAAATTTTACGTTGGCTGTCTTTACATCAGCAATATCTAACTCATCAGTCATATCAGGTATTGAATCAGCATCGGTTACTGTGCCTATAGATACTCCGTTGATACACAATGAGAAAACATTATCGTTGTCTCCCCATCCTCTGATAAGTGCTATATGGTAATCCTGGTCAGTTACTGGGAATAAAGATGCATCAAATTCGTGATATAACGTTTGTACTCCGGTATCTACAATCTGGAAAATGAATACATTCTTGACTGGGCTAGCCTGATGCTTAAAGAAAAGTTGCCAATAATTATCAACATCATGGTATCTTCTGAATAAATGAGAAACCCAATTAGTTGTAAGCGGATAACTATGCCATCTTTTCCAGCATTCGAGAGTAAACCTTCCCGAACCTAAATTCCAATCAGCATGACTTGGAAGCGTCAGTTTATCAGTCACGTTTTCAAAAAGACCAGATCCTGTACCAAATTTCTTATAATCAGTATCTACCTGAGCATATTCATGTGCCGTAACTGTATGCCCCGTATATCCATCATCGGTGAAAATCTGGCTTGCATCCAATCCATCGCAATGAAGAAGCAATTTCGTGTAGGAATCAACTTCCTGAATCTGGCCGTTGTTCATGTAGAACCGAATATATTGATCCCCGAATTCGAGGATGTAAGCCTGGATAGCGGAAAACTCGAAAGGAACAAGGCGGACTTTTTTAGCCGAATTTTTCACCTCGGCCACATAGTAAGTTCCTGGCCTTCTCGACGCTCCCCCGTGAGGATGAATAATCATGTTCTCAAGGGTCTTGCAGCCGTTGTAATACTTGGCGAGATCAATCCTTCCGGCAAGCCTTGGTGAAATCTCGCCCGCCGTGAAATTAGTCAACATCGGTGTCGCTCTCGGCATCGTGGCTCCTGTATTTCAAATGACACTCAGGGCAAAGACAATATTTCCCTGCATGATTGCAAACGGGACAAGTCTTATTCCTTTTCTTGTTATATTTGGTAAGGCAAACCGAGCAGATTTCGATATTATTCCCTCGCATTGATCCATTCTTCTGCTTCGATTTTGTCAACTGATCCCTCCATGCCGTCAACCGCCCGTGCGTCAACGAGCTTCATTCTATAATCCTCCATTGCCAGCTTCTTCTTTGTAATGCTCTGAAGGAGCGGGTATGCCATCTCAGAAGCAAGTTTGGCGGCAAGGGCCGAAATGAACTTTGGAGAAAATTTAGTCGTGTCCGTTACCCTGCCGATATAGATGATTTTCGCTTCTCCCTCATCGGTCAGCAAAAGCCTTCCCTCGACTTTATACTCGCTATCGATATCCTCCATCTGAATTACTCGGAGGCAATAGGGATTCGTCGGCAACGTGAATTGATTGGAATAGCCGAATTCAGGACTGTTTGCATCTTCGGCGAGCGAAGCCCTGAAAGTGCCGAAATTCCAGTTGTGGTCGGCAAGCACATCGTCAACGCAGATGTCCCATACATCATCAGCTATTCGCGCGGCTTCGCAATCATCGGTTATCGCTGTGATCGGTGCTTGACCCAAAATCCTCAGAGCGAAATTTATGATATCGATTTTTCCGGCCATTTTATGATCCCCTTGGAATATAAAGCCCACCCGGAGCGGTAATTATTGGACTTTGGTTCTTTTTTTTGGCTTCGTTCTCTTTGAATCGGGCCATTTGCAAACCATCAACAAGGAGATTAACGGCTGTTTCCCAATTGGCGTTTTTGTATTCGACGAGGATTTTTTCGCCATCAAAGCTCACGGTCACGCTCGGAAACTTGGGCTTGATTTTGAAATCCTTCCCTATCGGCTTCGTTCCGTTTGACATAAAGCCTCCAAGATAGGGAGGGGTTGCCCCCTCCCCTCGCCCTTATCCTTCTTTTTTGGTTTTTTCCTTTTCCATATCCTTTTCGGGATCATTCTTTGAACCCTTTGGAATCTTTCCCCCTGGATAACCCATAATTGTTTCCTCCTGATTTAATAGGGGGGAGAGCCGAAGCCCTCCCCTGTTTTTGGTTACGGAGCCATTTGGAGATATACACACATATCCCCGGTGGTTGCCGTGTAGGGCAGAATATATCCTGCTCTCTGGGGTGAATATGTTCCAACTGCTTCAGCCTCATGAGCGAGAAAGATCGTTCCATATCGCCAGTACACATCTCGATGGGCACCTGCCGCTCCTGGTGTCACGCTATATGCAGTAATCCACACCGGCCCCCAGGTTTGACCCCAAAAGTAATAGTTTGCAGTCACAGCAATGAGCGGAACGCAAACAACTGTTGCGAGGGGATCTGGCATCGTGTTATAGGTACATTGGACGTTGCTGTAGATGTTGGGATATGCGGTAATCCAAGGCGTAGCTATTGTACTTAACGGTTTCTGCTCCAAATATGCCCGGACGTAGGTTCCATTTGAAGCGTCATTATGAGTGATCCGCAAAAATTGATGAAGAGCCGGATCTCCGCCACTACCCATGACCCAAACAAATCCACCTTTATAAATATCTTTGGCGGTATGGGTCACGGTTTCATCATCGGCATGAGCGGGGGGCAGATCAAGATAGGTTGTAACGCCAGCAGTTAAGTTACTGAGTGCGGTTCCCTCAATCTGCTGATTTGCATTGGCAGCTCCCCGATTCCTCATGTTCATTGTAGCTCCGCATTTGCAGTAACGAAAAATCCGGTCGCTTCCGTCATTCAAAGCCCACCTTGCGCCGATTTCGTATTTCTGTTGTAGACTCTGCTCGTAGATCCCCTGGTATGGAATGCCTGAGACATTCGACATAAACTCTTGAGGTGGTATAAGAATATTGTCTCCCATTGTTCAATCCTCCTGGTTAAGGCGGTAAACTAGCCACTGGAATAAGCTGGTAAGTTAGCCGCGCGTTAATTACGCTTCAACACAAACGATCTCAACGACTTTTTCCTCTTCCATCCTCGTTGCTCCGATGCTCATTGAGTTAAAAACCTGAGTGGAATAGGACTTGTCGGCCCTCTCGGTGATTCGCCCCTTGATGCCTTGGGCTTCTGCAAGCAAGATCCCGTTTTGAGCCCAGGCAAAACATCGACGATAGCCGCTTGCATCAGTCAGATTGAGCCGTTTTCTAGCAAGCCGGATAAAGTTGAAGCCCATGAAGGTGTTGATCTCGCCCTGGACCAATGCCTTGACAGTAGCGTAATCGGTCGAGGTAGCTTCAGTGGTTTCCAGAAGGTTCGTTACTTGTTTCGGAGTCACAGCCATAAATCGCGGCTCTTCATCGTCAACCTCGGCATCGTCCAAAATTTCCTTTGCGGTCCTCAACTTGGAAAGAGTCAGGCCCGTACCTCCATTGACAATTCGTTGAGTCGCCTGAACGCTTGCCCAGGTAACAGCCGTTCCGCCCTCTTCCCCCGTGTATGCCGTGGCGAAAACTTCAGCTATGATCCGAGCATCCATGCCTCGCTGCATAGCCCATTTCGCGTTCATGGCATACTTGTTACGGGGTTCAATGAGGATTTTCAGCTCATCCGCTTCATCAATGAGATCCGCCCACTCATAGTCATACATCGTTACTCGCCGTCTTTCGTGGGGAGTCGGAATCAGTGGAGTATCGCCGTGGCGTGAGGCTTTGAGTTGTGCATCGGTTTGACCTATCTGATCGTAATAGGCGTGTTTGCCGATAACGCCCGTTTCAACTCTGACACACGGGCGAAGTCTCGACCCTTTTTGCTGTACGAGGAAATCGACGTTTCGCTCGTACTGCTTGACCATCGCAGTGGTGATTTGATCGCTCATCGTTTTGGACCTCCCTGAATTTTTCCTGGTTGGGTTGTCCGCTGCGATGAGCGGGCCCGGAGCTAAATTATTGGGCCCTTAGAAGGGTTGTCCGGTTAAAGCCAAATTCGGGACCATTGCTGGTTATCCCTTGTTATTTTGCCGATTCTGCGGCAATTTCCATCTCGGTCAATTGGTTCATCCTATCAACTGCGGCCTGATGCTCAGCGTTTTCAGGATGATGATAGGGATGATCCTTGTCTCCGTAAATCTTTGCGATTTCCGCCTTTGCTTGTTCGGGAGTAAGGGCAAAGGTTGTCCTGCCCTTTCCGCTTATTACGTCCTCCCCGATCAGTTCCCCGATCTTGGCGAAAAAACTGACCATCAAAGGATGATTGCCTATTCCGGTATCGTCCATGAGGTTTATCAACTGCTCATGCTTTTCCTCACCCATCTGACTTGCTAGATGGGCGAAAGTATTGGCCGAAGCCTCCACCTTTTCATCATAGGCCCTGCCCCATTCCTTCCTTAAAGCGGCTTCGGTTTGTTTTTGATGTTCCTTGCCCTGGTTATCGAGGTCTTCCATCTGTCTTGCATTGGCCCCCAGATACCAAGTTAAAAGCTCCTGTGCCTGTTTGGGAAGGATGCCGAGCTTATGGGCAATTCCCTTATATTCTGTGATGAGTTCATCCGATACCTGGACCTGTTCAGGCAAATCTTCCGGCGGTTTAAGTTCATATTCTTCTGGTTTTTCCGGCCTTCCGAGTCGGGACCATACTTCATTCCAATCCTCATCGGTTGCGCCCTCCGGGGGTAGAGGAATCTTGTCTCGACCTATAAGTTTCTGCTGCTCTGCATGGCTCTTAAGAAGAGTTGGCGGAACTCCAACAAGGGCCTCGCCTTCTCCGAGCTTGAATTTCTCGAAAACGGGATGGGATCTCAAATCTTCCGCTAAATTTTCCTTCCAATCTTGAGGGTCATCTGGCATGATTGTCCTCCTTCAGTTTGTGCCAACAAAAAACCCGCTCCTGCCTGTGCACAGGAACGGGCTTTAAGTTGTTGGCTTTTACCCCTTGGGCTGCAGACCCAACGGGGTTAAATTACTATTTTTGATGCTCTAAAATACTAACCGCCTTATTCTCCTCAAATGTTTGATTCAGATACATAACTAATTCCCTAAAATCCACCAATATTTTCGTATAACATTTATGCTCGGAGAATACTTTTGAATAATGATGAACGATATAACCTCCATCACCTTTAATAATTTTCAATCGCGTTGCTGAATCCACAGTTATCATAACTCAGGCTTCCATCGGGGTTAAATTGTCAACTCAAATCATATCCATAAAAGAAACTTTTTTTATTCTTACAGACATTAACTGGATTTTCATTTTTATATGTATAAAATCCAAAAAAGAACGGACCAAATGTAAATCGTATCCATCTTTCAAAAGGATAAATCCGAATTTCTATTGCGATTTCACCTATTCCTAATTGCCATCCTTTTGTTATATAAATCATAACTCAGACTCCAAATATTCCCACTATAATTAAACCAATGATAATTCCTATCATAATTAGAATAAAACTAATTAAATATTCAAATTCATCCATATTTCACAATTCAGGCTCCAAATCCTGCTTTTTCTGTGCTTCCTCCAATAATTCCCTTAACCGCTTAATATCGGTTTCGACCATTGATTTTATATGGCAAACAACATCTCTTAATCCCGCCCGATAGGTCATGATATGTTCTTGATTTGCAATTATTGATGTTCGGTAGAAAAACCTCAGCTCCAAATCCTCCATGACTCGCTTTCCCGAAGCTGTCTTAAACGTTTCCCGATAATCCTTAATCAACTGATCGTTGATTTCCTGGGCGGTTTTCAGGTCTTTTATTTTGCGCATTTTCTAAAATTTCCTGAATCAATAACGACCATCCTCGGCAAACAGGGCAATCGTAAATATGCCAATGAAGATCAAAATCGCCAGTATTCTCGTCAAAAATATGGAATTCATAAATATACCCATCATGGCAATAAGAACAAATCGTTGCCATCATAGTGCTATTACATTCGGCATTATCTAATATTTCCTTAGCCTGTTTTATTTTCTCTATCGTCAGTTGGCCTTCCATCATGCAACCCCTTCCTCAGTAGGCAACGCTATTCCTTCTATCTCCTTCATGCCCTGGCCGACTGACCTTGCCGCTTCCCCTCCCTGTTGGGCCATGAGGATTGCGGATTCAATCTGTTGCCTTTCCGCTCTTTGTTGGCGCAATAACTGAATTTCATCTTCGGAATTCATAATCTCAGGGGGAACGCCCAGAATGTCGTTCACGTAATCAACCACCTTGTCAGGATTATACTTGTCCAAAATAGTCGGGCTGACTTCGGCGAACTGCATTGCGAAATTAAGTGAGCGGCTTATGGAAATGATTTCCGGCAATCTCTGTGCCTTGGCAAGCGGGCTTATATATTCAATCTCATAATCTTTTCCCTTCAAAACTTCGGGAACGGGCGGAAAGACAGGAGGCCATTTCCTCGCCATGATATTGAAAACCCGATGGATTACCGGATTCAACAATTCATCCATGAGCCTGCCGAGAGCGGGACCGAGCAGAGTCATTTTTTCTTCCACTCTTTCAAGGATCTCGGTTGCCGTGATCTGCTTTCTCACTTCGGTCAGTTGGTCGAGCATCAAGAAAAGGTCAACGTAGAACGCCCTGAAAATCGCCTTCTGCTTTCGGTCCATCATCTCGAATCCGGCGGGAAGATTGATCCCTGTAATCAAGGGCTCTATCTT